CACAATTTGTAACTATAGGTCATAAAGTATGGCCAGGCAATCGTATTAATGATAATGGCGAGACTGATTATGAGGGCGGTGGTCTTGCTGAATTAAATTCATATTTTGATGTAGCTAATAATACATCAGTCACAACTGGTAATAATTATCTTTTGCAAGTAGGATATGTTCCTGATGCAGAACGTAGATTCAGAGATACAGGTGATCCTATCGATGAATTTAATTATCTGGTTGATGTGGCAAATAATGTTGAATGGACATCGGGTAATAATTTTAATCTCGCTATAGGATATGGACATAAAGGTGAAAGAGACTTATTAAAAGAAGATGAATTTAATCTGATTATTGATACTGCTAATAATTCAGTATATACATCTGCAAACAATTCTCAAAGATGGGTTGGATATGGTAAAAGCTCGCGAGTACAATTAGGAGAATTTGAAGATAGAACAGATGTTGCAAATAATCAGTATTTAAACGTAGGTAATAATCAAATAATTACAATTGCCAATAATCAGAATGTTTCTGTTGGTGCAAATTGTGTGGTAGCTATAGCTGATAACTGTACAGTGACTATTGGTCAAAATTGTAGTATTACTGTTGGAGGCAATGCTACGATTTCAGTGTCTGGTACTATGGATATGAATTCAGGTGGTGCTATGAATATTAGTAGTGGAGCATCTATAACGATGTCCGCACCAACGATTGATATCAACTAATGCCAGCTGCAGCAAGAAAAGATGATGCGATCGCATGTGGTTCTAAGATCAATGCGGGTTCTGGTAACGTTAATATAAATGGTAAAGCTGCAGCCAGAAAAGGTGATGCATGTGTTGAACCGGGTTTTTCTGACCATGTTATAGATGAGGGATCAGGCACAGTAAACATTAATGGTAAAAAAGCAGCGCGTGTCGGTGATAAGGTTACGACTCATACGAAGTCTCCACCTGAACACGTTACACCAGCAATTAGTGCTGGTTCTGGTAATGTAAATATAGGCGGATAAATAAGAAAAATAAGTAGGACACTTATATGGGCGTCAGAGTAGCAAAACAAAATGAAGAGTATAAATTATCAGGTCGGGTAGATGATATCTATTCCGATTTTAATCATACTTTTCGAGCACACCCAAACACTGGTCAAATCGTAAGAAAAACGAATGTTGATGCAGTGAAATTGGCTTTGCGCAATTTGATTTTGACTAATAAATATGAGAGACTACGCAATCCTCGTTATGGTGGAAATATACGACGATATCTGTTTGAAACAATTGAACCGCGTATTGAATCAGAGATTGCGCAAGAAATTGAATATATGGTTCGAAATTATGAACCACGAGTTCAGTTAGTAGAGACAAAAGTAAAAGCATCGGAAGAAGATCAAGCTGTTTACGTAAGATTAATATTTTATACAGTAAGCGCTAAAGATCAACAAGAAATTGATTTAGTATTGTATAAGGTAAGATAATGGCAAAAACAAAAGCGGGCTTCGGTGTAGCCGTACATGAAAGAACACCAAAAAGCACTTCTATTGGTAGAGGTAAAATCAAAATGTCGTCCATGAATAAAAAGAAGAAAGCGTCTTATAAAAAATATAGAGGACAAGGCTAATGGCCACTAGTAACGATCTAACATCATTAGATTTCGATTCGATCAAGGAAAACTTGAAGACTTATATGAAGTCTCAAGATATTTTTCAAGATTATGATTTCGATGGATCTAATCTTAATGTGCTGCTCGATGTGTTATCATATAATACGTATTTAAACGCTTTCTATTTAAATATGATTAGTAACGAAATGTTTCTCGATACAGCATTATTGAAAGACTCTATTATTTCGCATGTAAAAGAATTGAATTATATCCCTCGATCATTTCGATCTGCCGTTGCCGAAGTTAATATTACATTAGTCGATTCATCTGATGATGCTACTATTCTTTTACCTCGAGGTACTACATTTACCGGCACATCAGGTAATCGAAATTTTACTTTTACTTTAGCAGAAAATGTACAAGCTATTAGTACTAATGTAAATAATGAATTCGTCGCTTCTAATGTAATTATTCATGAAGGAGATTATGTAAGTGATTCATATGTTTCGAATGACTTAAGTCCAGTCAGATATGTAATTAAAAATAAAACCGTTGATACTAATAGTATTCGCGTAACTGTAATTGAAGATAATGGTGCTGTTGTAATTAATTATACTATTAGAGATAGTCTTTTTGGTATTGATTCGACAGATACGGTATTTTTCTTACAAGCTATGGAAAACGATACTTATGAAATTTTATTTGGGGATGGTGTAATTGGCCGGCCGCCTAAAAACAATTCAATTGTTTTAATTGAATATCGAACATCTAATGGTGAATTGCCAAATGGTATTGCAACATTTGTAGCAGATGACGATATTGGAACGGCTACAGTTACTAAAATCGAAACATTATCAAAGGCATCAGGTGGTTCAATTCCGGAATCACTGTCATCAATTAAATTTAATGCGCCGCGCGCCTTTACAACTCAAGAACGTGTAGTAACGGCGGGTGATTATTCAACATTATTAAAAGCAAATTTTTCAGAAATAAATGATGTACTCGCCTATGGTGGAGAAGAATTTACACCACCACAGTTTGGTAAAGTTATTGTAGCAGTAGATTTAAATAATACAGATGAATTACCACAAACTTTTAAAGATAAGTATTATGATTTCATTAAACCTAGAAGTCCTCTATCTATCGATCCAATATTTGTAAAACCTGAATACACATATGTGAGTGTAAAAACAAACGTTAAATATGATATTGGTCAAACATCTTTGAATGTTGACGATATTCGCAGTCTTACTATTTCTGCTGTACAACAGTATAATGATGAATTTTTAAATGGCTTTGGTAAAACATTACGTTTTAGTAAATTAACTGCTGCTATCGATGATGTACAACCTGCCATTATTAGTAATGATACAACAGTTGTTGCTACTAAGTTTATTCCATATGATGAGAATAGACAAAACTATACGTTAGATTTTTCTATGCAAATTGAAGATAATCGTGGACAGAAACGAGGTAGGCATGCTTCAAAACAATTGTCAGCTGTTTATAGTTCAGCATTCCAATTCCAAGGCGATGAGTCTTTCATAGAAGATGATGGTGAAGGCAATTTGTGGGTTGTAAGAAACGTAACAGATAATGATGATATTATTGAACATGAACAAGTCGCTAAAATTGGTTCTGTAGATTATACTCAAGGTTTAATTATTATTGAAAACTTTGCTTCATCACAAGTATATGGTGGTAATTTAAAGATTTCAGTTATACCAAAAGATAGCGATATCGAAGCACAGAAGAGATCTATTCTTCGTGTTCTCGACGAAGATATTGTAGTTAACGTGCAACAGGTTCGAATCTAATGGCTATAGATTTTACAAAAAATATAAGCAATCTTGTCGCTGATCAATTTCCTGCGTTTTATCAGGAAGAAGGCGAAATGTTTATTGCTTTTGTAAAAGCATATTATGAATGGATGGAAACTGAAGGTCAGGTTCTGTATGGTGCACGAAGATTATCAGAATTTAGAGACATCGATAAAACTGTCGATGATTTTATTCTACGATTTAAAAACAAATATCTAGCAAACATTCAATTTAACGTTGCAACTAACAAGCAGTTATTCATCAAAAATGCTTTGGAATTTTATCGAGCCAAGGGTTCTGAGCGCGCCGTTGATTTATTCTTCAAACTCGTATATGGATTAGAAGCACGAGTTTATTATCCCGGTGATGATCTATTTAAATTATCTGATAACACTTGGCAGAATGAACGCTATCTTGAAGTCATTCCAAATAGAGATAACTTAAATTTTGTAGGACAGCAAGTATTTGGAGCAATCTCCGGTGCGACGGCTTTTGTAGAAAGATTAGTGCGAGTAAAAAAAGGCTCGCAAATGATAGAAGTTTTATATCTATCTGGTTTAAATGGAGATTTTCAAACAGCAGAAAATGTTATCACTCGAAATTTAGGTGATAATAATGTAACAGCTCGAATAAATGGCTCACTTACAAGCTTTGAGATTTTAACTTCTAGTGGCGGATTTGATGTAGGTGAACAGGTATATGTTGTAGATGGTCGAGGAAAGAAAGCAAGAGCCTTCGTAAAACAAACCACTGACTATGTAGGTATCGTAGAATTTAAACTTATCGACGGTGGTTGGGGATATTCTAACGAAGCACAAATTATTGGTTCAGAAAGATCATTCAGATTTGATAATATAACATTTGAAGACACAGATTATTTTTATCATACAGATTTAGAAAGACAATTTCAATTAGTTACACAAGACTTGGCTCTTATCGACTTAGATCCAAATTCTGTTAATACTGAAACAGCATTCCAATTGAGTATTGGTACAAAAATATATGCATATGAGAATAATGATCCATCAACCTATCCAACACCTTTATTTGAAGCAAAAATTGTAGAAAAAAACTCTACTTCTAATACAATGGTAATTAATTATATTGAAGCAGATTATATCGATGCGAATGGTGATATTATTTTAGATTCGAATAATAATATTGAATTATTCGGTAATACTGTCACAGAATTCTATACATCGACAGATTCAGCTGGTACAGGCGGTGCAAACACAGATCTGACAATAAACATTGATAGTAATGCGGCTGCTATCACAGATGTAAAAGCACAAGCAAATATTATTGCATGGGGTGATACTTTTACAATTGAATATACTGGCGGAAATTTAAATGCTGGTGATGTATTATATCAACACGAAGATATAGCAGAACAAAGATATAGTTATTATAGTGTAGCAAATACATACGCAATTGTTGATGACGGAAGTCAAAAACAATATGCTAATGTAAAACGCAGTGTAGGTTTTCCGCGAACTAATAGAATATCATATCGCGAAACTGATGGGCTTGAAATTAGTATTGTTGATATTTCAAATGTAGAAGCCGGTGCTATTAGTTTTGGTAATGACTTAGTTAATCAGACTCCATTTAAAGATTTTGCAAATACATACAGTTCGAACACTGGTTTTCATTCTGCAAAAAACGATAGCTTTACATATACTCAGGCGGCCATATTTGAAATAGATGAAAGATCTGAATTGCAAGGTTTAACACAATGGGCATCTGGCGAAGTCATTAATACCGAAGCAAATCAAATTATTCATGGTGGTTCAGCATCGGCTAATTTGACAGTCGCAATCGATT